TGCTCTAAGAAGATATGTGTTCGTATATGCCAGGTTGAATGGTTCGAATAATGTTCCTCCTTCACCACCTTCTGTCCTTGACCCCACAGTCCTCCTGTTAAGATTCCTCACATTGATGATCTCATCTGGCAGTATGTAGGTGTTCTGATTTTTTTTAAGTTCTAGGAAAGCATATGATTCTTCAACAGCGTTTGAAGATCGCTGTCTGAATTTATTAACTGCTCTTTCTAGTGCCGTTTGATAGTGTTTTGGGTCTAATTCAACGTCAATCATCCCGTCACCGAGATTGTTCTTGACGTAATCAAAAATTTCCTGTTGTCCTGTTTGTAGTTCTGACATACTCATATTTATAGTCATTGCCTGTGCAATAAATATGTATGATATGCCAAGATTATCCATTTTTAAGCCTGAAAAGGGCAACGACTACAAGTTCTTCGATCGTAACATCAGAGAGATGTTCACTGTGGGCGGCACCGACCTGCACTTCCACAAATATCTTGGTCCATACAATCAGGGAGAAAATCAAAAGGACGGCGAGGCCAGTCCAACGTCTCCGAACTACTCAGGCGACAGCCTAAACGAAAGGACCATACAGGATTTACTTTTCCTTGAAAACAGAGACAGGAGATATGCGGACGATGTGTATGTGGTCAGGGGCATATACAATGTGCAGGATGCCGATTTCAATCTATCACAGTTTGGAATGTTCCTACAGAACGATACACTATTTTTGACAGTGCATTTGAACGATATCGTGGAGAGGATTGGTAGGAAACCAATGAGCGGTGATGTGATAGAGTTCCCACACATGAAAGAAGACTACAGTCTAGACGAATCAGTACCTATAGCATTGAAAAGATACTACGTGGTAGAAGACGTTAATAGAGCGGCAGAAGGTTTTTCGCAAACTTGGTGGCCACATCTACTTAGATTGAAAATGAAGACTCTAGTTGATTCACAGGAGTTCAGAGATATTATTGGCGACGCAACGACAACAGGGTCGGTTGCCAATTACATGAGCACTTACAACAGAGAGAAAACTGTCAATGATCAAGTGGTCCTACAGGCAGAACAAGACGCACCTAAGGCAGGCTTCAACTATAAGCAATATTATGTTGCACCAATCGATGAAAGAGGTAACATAAGAACAAACAACGTGAACACAGAACAAAACAGGGCCAGCAGTGATCAGACTGTGAATGCTGTCATAGATTCTCCAGCCGCTTCACACTATGGATTTTACCTTGACGGAGACGGAGTCGCACCAAACGGACATCCAGCAGGCTTTGGTATTTCTTTTCCAACATCAGGTGTTGACAAGGGAGATTATTTCTTAAGGACAGATTACTTGCCTAATAGGTTATTCCGTTATGACGGAAACAGATGGGTCAAGATAGAAGATTCTGTGAGGATAAACATGACCAATAATGATTCTAGAGCAAATTATAAAACAGGTTTTGTCAATAACACCAACGAAGACACAATAAATGGATTAACTACAAAACAAAGGCAATCACTTACAGATGCTTTGAAACCAAAGGCTGACAATTAATGCTACATTTTTACGAAGGACAGGTTAGGAAATTCCTCACTCAATTTATTAGAATATTGAGTAACTTCTCTGTGGAAACAGGTAAGGGCAGTGATGGCTCGATAAACCTAAGGGCGGTGCCTGTTGTGTACGGAGATCCAACTAGGCAGGTAGCAAACATCATAAGGAACAACAGTGAGAACGCATTGAACTATGCTCCCAAGATCGCTTGTTACGTGAGAGAATTGAACTATGACAGGGAAAGAATGCAGAACCCTTATCACATTGAAAAACAACATCTCAAAGAAAGAGATGTGGGTTCTGACGGAAACTACACAAATCAATTGGGTGCTGGTTACACAGTTGAAAAAGTGATGCCCTCACCTTTTAGATTAGAAGTCACGGCAGATATTTTCTCTTCAAACACAGATCAAAAATTACAAATACTTGAGCAGATTTTGTATTTGTTCAATCCAGATTTTGAAATACAGAAATCGAGCAACTATATCGATTGGACATCATTGAGTTATGTAGAATTAAGAGACATTAGTTTTAGTTCTAGAACTATTCCAGTAGGTGCAGAAAGTGAAATTGACGTGGCAACAATGACATTTAGTATGCCAATATGGCTATCACCGCCTGTCAAGGTCAAGAAATTAGGTGTTGTACAAAAAATTATAATGAGCATCTACGACGACGACGGCGGAATCACGAAAGGTTTGATAGACGGAGATCTTTTATCACGAAGTTACATCACACCAAACAATTTTGGTTTGTTAGTAACAGGCAATCAATTGAGATTATTAGGTACAACAGGGGTCAATGTGAAATCAGGCGGGGACGGTTATTACACTGGAGCAAATGATCCTAGTTTGGCAGATCCTTTTGAGGCATTCGGACCTGCCGTGAACTGGAAAGTCCTGTTAGATCAGTACGGCAAAATCACTAACGGAACATCACAGATAAGGCTGAAACAACCCAACGGCAACGAAGTAGTGGGAACAATCGCAACAACTTCTTTAGATGACACGATATTACTTTACACTGTCGATAATGACACAATACCTAGTAATACTTTGACAGCAGTGAAGAAAATTATAAATCCAGCAACTTTTGATCCAGGTACGCCCTCAAACGGTGACAGATATTTGGTAATAAATGATGTGGGAGATAGCACAGCAAGTTTCCAAAGTCAGACTTGGGGTGCTTTGGTGGCCAGTGTGGGAGACATAATTGAATACAACAGTTCAACGAGTAAATGGAACGTGGCATTTGATGCCTCCGATCCAGACTCCACGCAACACTATGTTACCAATCTGAACACAGGAATACAGTACAGGTTCAATGGCACGGAGTGGGTGAAATCATACGAAGGTGTGTACACACAAGGCAACTGGACCATTGTGTTAGACGGTGGTTCTTCCAGTTATGATCCTAGCATAGATGCCACAACCCCTTGATAATTTTCTACTAAATTGTTATAATAAGGTATGAAAGAAAACATAGTTTGCTCTGGATCACTGTTCTATTCCACTAGTACGAAGAGATTTTTATTCCTGCAACGAACCGACAAGAAAACACAAGGGTTATGGGGATTGGTCGGTGGTAAGAGCAAATTCACTGAAAGTGCGTTCGAGGGATTGAAACGTGAGATAGAGGAAGAAGTGGGAGACACGCCTAAATTTAAAAAAACTATACCACTAGAGATGTTCACGTCAAACGATCAGAAGTTCTTCTTCCACACTTATTTGATTGCCATAGAATCAGAATTTATACCCAAGTTGAATGCGGAACATTCAGGTTACTGTTGGACCGCGTTCGAGTGCTGGCCTAAGAACCTACACATGGGTCTCAAAAACACCCTTAACAATAAAAGCATAAAAGGTAAGTTGCAGACTATATTGGATCTAATTGTCTAATCTTTTTTGATGTAAGTTTTACCTGTGAGTTTCTCTATGTCACGGATCATTTCTTCCATGTTGATCCTCACGGTCTTTCCAGTTTTGGTGTTCCTTGAATAGTATTCCCACTCACCCGCCTCGTTGTGCGGAGATATCTTGGTCACGTTGCCCGCCTCATCTTTTACGAACACTTCAGCACTAGATGCCTCGTCCTTGGCGTATATGTGTGCATAGTTGGTAATTGTGGCAGGATCACTGTTCACAGCCAATGCCACGGGGGTGTTCATTTTTATTCGACCACCCGCATTTCCATCAATTATAAACTGTCCATTGTTGCCTGCGGGATCGGCGGTCGTACCATCTGTGGAAACTGCAACAGCAAACTGTGTCTTGTTGGCATCGTTGGTGTTATCAAAAGCAAACGAACCGCCAACAATGAGTGCTGAACCATTCCAGTATTCGTGGTTACTCCTGAACAGGTAGTCACCTGCCTGCACAGCACTTGGCGATCCTTCCGTGCCCCTGTATCTCCTTGTCCTCACGTCCGGGGCGTCAGCCGAGTCGTTGTACTGCTCCATCCTGATCTGTG